GGTAACAGCGTTACTGTTAGAGAGATTTATGGTGATAGAAGTGAACTCATAGTAAATGATCTAGGAGTTCAAGAAGAACTCTTCACTGTAACAGTTACAGGAGATGAGGACAGATTCGTAGAAACTGCTATTAACACAGGCAACACCGATGAAACCTCTGATTACATTAAGGGTTACTTTACTCTTACTGGAACTGATGTTGCTGCCACTGGCCTTACCACTGCTGCCTCAAAAATATCAACTCTTGCAACTGGGTTGGAGGGTAATCTTAAAGGAACTTATGGCGGAACTACTCAGGATGATGTTAACCCAAGATTCGTCAAGTTCCTCCCAGGAACCTACAAGCTTGCTGGTGGAACAGACGGCATTCCTACAACCTCAACTGGTCAGGCAACTGCTGTCATCGGGGCAAGCACTGTTGCTGGAAAGACGGGCCTATATGCACTTGACGATGACCTTCTAGGCATCACAATCGCTGCTGTTCCTGGCTTCCACGATCAGTCAGTACAGAACGCTCTCATTTCTCTAGCAGAAGCAACTACTAACTTCCTAGCAGTCGTTGCTCCTCCTTACGGGGTTGGCACTGTTCAGGACGCTATTGATTGGAGTAACGGTGTTGGAACTGGCGATAGAACTTCTGCCATATCTTCCTCCTGGGCTGCGATCTACTGGCCTCATGTTAAGGTCTTCAACGGCTACGATGGAAAGGACCGCTGGTATGACCCCTCCATCTTCGGAATTCGTCAGATGTGCTTCACTGATGATGTCTCTGAGGCATGGTTCGCTCCTGCTGGATTCTCTCGCGGTAGATTAACTAAGCCAAGTGAGGTTGAAGTTAGAGTTGGTCAAGGTGATCGTGATGCCATGTATAGTGGTGGTAATGTTATCAACCCAATCGTTAACTTCCCACAGCAGGGTATGGTTATCTTTGGTCAGAGAACCGCTCAAAGAGAAGCTTCTGCTCTAGACAGAATCAATGTCCGTCGAATGATGATTATCATCAAGAAGCTCCTACAGAACTCTACCAGACAGTTTGCCTTTGAGCCAAACGATCCTATTACTTGGGAAGCTGTAGCTGACCTAGCTACCAACCTTCTTGATCCTATCGCTCAACGAAGAGGTATCTCTGAGTATCAGGTCGTTTGTGATTCAAGCACCAACACCCCTGATAGAATCGAGAAAGGTGAGCTTTGGTGTAAGGTCTTCATTAGACCCACCAAATCTGCTGAGATCATCGTATTTGAATTAAACCTTGTTGATCAGCAAGCTGCTATATAACATAAAGGAGATAAATAATGCCTACGCAAAACTATACTTCAACTTATCTAGATCAAGAAAGCAGAGATTTAGCTTTCGGTCTTCCTATCATCTCAACTGAACTTGATTCAGTAAGAACTTATGGATGGGAGGTAGATTTCACACTCCCTCCTGGCGTGTCTCTAGGTGCAGGTGCTGATACTAACTCCACCAAACGATCCTTAACCCTAGGTGCAAAGTCCATCAGTGAGTTCGGATTCAACTTCCAAGATATCGAAGTTAACCGACTAAACGATAAAGCATACTACCCTGGTAAGATTAGTAACGATGAGGTTACAATAACTTTTGATAACCTTCTTCGTACTAACTCTGAGTATACTACCGAAGGGCAGCTACTGCTTCGCTACATGGGCATTGTTTACAATCAGGATCTTGGTAGATCTTTAACTACTAAGTACAAGCAAACCCTTAGAATAAAAGAGTTTGATACTGCTGGTAATGTTAGAGCAATCTATGAGCTTATCGGTGCTTATCCTAAGTCCTTCAAGAAAGCCGAAAAGAACTACGCTACTGGTAACGAGTTTGATACCATTCAAATGATCTTTAGATTCGACTTCCTAAGAGTTCTTAAAGGTGCTAAGAACACTCTAGCCGAATCTGTTCAGATCGGCACTCAAGAGTAATACTCTACTACAAAAAATAATACCCAACCCAGCGTTTGTTGGGTTGGGTATTTTAATATAATATTATGATGAACTTCGCCAAGTTATTATTAGAAAGCTACTCTAGGTTGCACGAAGCTACTGACACTAGGGCATACGACGCAGTATTTAAAGCTGGTCAGATAGCTAAGTCCGCTAATCAACCACAACCTCTATCACCTTTACAGGGAGGGGGTAATGATGCCACGGTTGGATTTGGTGAGAATGGAATATACATTGAAGGTGGACCCTTCGGTAGTAGAAAACGAAATCTTAAAGAGCTTGGTAAAGATCAGAAAGGTATGGCTGCTCTTTTAAACTGGTATACTGGTGCAGAAGAACCTCCTGAAGAGGGAGGTGATCAAGGTGATGGAACACAAGAGCCAGAACAGGTTGTAGATCCTCTGGAAGGACTTAGCCAGAAAGAAAGAAAGAGGGTCATGGATCAGTTGGAAGCTGTTGAGGAACTTAACAGTTTGTCCCCTGGAATGGGCGATGCTATTCTACTTCAATATGAATCACAAAAGTTGTTGATTGAAAAAGAAGGTGAGACGAAATATGGCAACGAAATGGATCGTAAGAAGTATACTAAACAAGCCATAGAAAGGTTACAAGGCGATTACTTTTCAAATAAAAATAGTAGCATTAGAAGCAAACTAAAATCAGCAAATGAAAGAGAGACATTGTTTTTAGAGAAATCAGAACAAAGCGACGATAAGCCAGTAACTTTATTTGAAAGAGAACCTGTTACATCTACTCAAAGCAAACAATCATTAGATAAAATATCAGACATAACAAAGACGCTCTCTAGATTGAGGTCTGGGACTCTTAATAACGAAGAGAAAAGGTCTCTTCTACAGGAACTTCGATTAAATACAGAGTTCTTACAACGAAACGAAGACGGCACGATCTTCATGAGGGTTGATGAATCAACTCCCGCAGGTATATCATTTAACACCAGCCCTCAGCATAGTTTATCAAAGCTTTTCGATGCTTATGATGAGGAAGTTAAGAAGTTTCAGCAAGAGAATATTGATCTATTAGACGAAGGGGAAGAACTTACTTTACAAAACTTTGAAGTTCAAACAGATGGCGGGAACATGGGTGAGATAGTAAAAAATGTATCCGAGGATTTAGAACTAGCCACTCACCATATCGTGTCTGGGAATACGAAGAAGGCGGGCGAGATTATAAGAGACATCGCCACCAGATATAAAGACAGTATCTACAAGGCCCTTAGATTACAGAGAGGTATGGGCGATCAGCACACTGAACAGATGCGTGTGATGCTAAAAGACATGGGCATCACAGGTGATTCTAGTAAAGATGAAGTGGTTCAAACTATGACTGACATCTTATCGGGTCATGTCACTAGGAGGATGGACTTCTATAAAAAATATAATCCTGAGTTTGTGTCAAGAGTGGGTGGGGGAAGCGTTGCTAAGGGAGATAAGGCAGACAATCTTCTAGTATGGACCTCTCCTCCTAAAGAAAAAACCGCCGCACGACTTGCCCAGAAAGTCAAATTTCAGGACCTTGACAAAGATACCAAGAAGGCAATACTTGATGGAGGCGGTGATCCTAATTCAGATTATTATGTAGTAGGTCTATCACTTAAAACATATCAAGGAGGTATTCGTACTAAAGCTGGTGAAAGTTACAACCTCATAGGTGTAGGTGACAGGTACTCACCTAGTTCAACGCTCTCTGATCATGAAAGGTTTGTTTTAAATGAATTTAGGAACGCTGGATTGTCCGAAAGACAGATAGGAGATGCAAGAAAACAAATAAATGAAATGTCTAAGATCTCCTCATTTACAAAACAATTTGTAGAGAATGCAGATCAGCTACAAATCATAGGTAAAACCCCTGAACAATCTACAAAAGCTGTCATAAACCACATAGAACTTATGATGAAGCAGAATGGAATAAAATATCCTGTGAAGGATATAAACTACTTCGATAAGTTAAAAGGGGCAGACGGACTCGTAGATGAGAAATCTAGAAAAGATTTTCTAAAGAAGTTCGCCTCACATTTAGAGAAGGAACTTATGTTCAAGCACATGCGAGGTAGAACTAAGAACGGAAAACTAAGAGATGATACTCTTCACGCTCTTTTAATTATGGGTGCTGACGCAGGGCTCGACTCAGTAAGACCCGTGCTAGGTGGCAGCACTAAACTATCTACCAATGAATCTCACACCTATGTACAAAACGAGGAGCTTATGAGAGCGTCCAGAGAGATTATACAAGGCAAGAGAGATTATGCACTAACCAATCAAGGACTAGTGGCTGATGGAAGGTTCACAGTTAACTTAGAGAGGAGAGGACACGGACTACAAGTTAACATGTTCCTGTCTTCCATGGCAGAAGATCTCAATCTTGTATAAAAAAGAATCCGTTATGGATTTTGAGAAGGTCATCCATGTATAACATGATGTACTCTATACCTTCTTTACTTGTTAATGTACTATATGAATCAGTATAGTTTATTATTTCTTCTTTATATCTAAGTATTGATATGATAGGACGACGATCCTGGGCCATAAAAAGAATCGGTGCTTTCTCTGCCGCCGCCGCGTCCCGCTCCATATGCTCGATCCACTCCCAAAGTTTTGATTGAAAATCTAACATGGAGTGTATGCCGAGATCGTTGTATCCCTTCTTGCATTCTATAATGTATGCAAATGTCTGAGGAGTGATAAGATCTCCTTGGATTTGTAGATGTTTCGGTAGCGTATGTGTCGTTGCGAAAGCTCCTGACCCTGGTGTTCGTGCGAATTCATTTGTATCAAACCTTTCGTTAAGTATTTTGGCGACTTTGTTTTCGAACGCCGCACCCTTTGCTCTACTATTCTTGCGCTTCGGCTTGGACCGCAGCTTAGATAAATCGTAATTATCCTTCACTCTTATATACCTCTGCACTATTATAGAACATGAGCGATACCAAGTTACTTGAACTTGAATCCATTAAAAAAACTAGGATCCTACACAGGAGAAACGGAAGAATGAAAATTCAATTTAACTTAACTAAGGAAGAGGGAGAAGCATTTCAGAACTTCTTCAAGGTCATCAATCAACCTGACATGACCGAGGAGCAGTTCTCAAAAACTGCCTTTATGATTGGGCTTCAACAGATGGAGCGTGCTATTATCCAACGCATGACCGAAGAAGCTCAAAAGCAGGCAGAATCTGAAGGTGCTGAACCTGAAATTGTAGAAGATGAAACTGAAAAAACTGAGGAGTGAAAACCACCTGAACAAAGTGGTCAAGCAAGCTCGCCAGAGTAAGCAAGCCACGATGTTCTTTATTACTTCTCCCTGGGACCTCCAGGGCAAGAAGATTATCCAAGAGCTAGACGAAGCTTATGAGGAAGCTGTCATCGACTTCTATGAGGTCGATTACTTTGAGCTACCTCACGCCTTTGTGATCTTTAAATCAAAGGTCCCAGGTCTAGTATGTGTAGACGGAAAGGTGACACGGGTGTATGACAACCCGATGTCTATCAGGGCTGAGTTGGGGCTCGATACCCTTGCAATTCCTCAAACGCCTTGATCTTTTCCGCGTACTTTTTGTCCTTCGTGTAAACTAATTTAAGGTTATTAACGATAACCGTTGTGAAAAAATTGAAGGCGCTCCCTTTTTCAGGATTGAAATTTTGGAGCGTCTTCAATATTAACACGAAGCAATCCTGCTTCGCATCCTCAGGATCGACATCAAAGTTGAACGCACCCATTACATTCGAGATAAGGAGATCGAACATGGAGAACAGTTCTTCCTCATATGTCTTTCTGTCTTCGAGATACAATACTATTAACTCCTCGAAGCGTTTGTTGTCGATGTAATGTCTAGTCATACTTAACTATTATAGTGTAAACCCCAATGCAACTTTCCAACCTCTATGAAGAAGCACCCATTCACCCCTACTGTCAAGGATGTTCCCAACTCAAGCGGAACAAAGCAACCCATTGCATTCAAGATTATGAATCTCTGGACGAAGCTGATGTTCTATTTCTTTCTGACTCTTTCATTTACCATAATGGGAGGAGTAATCCTTTTAACAGCCGAGATCTGGAGACGCTTACTGATATTCTGGTGGGATCAGATCTCCCAGGTGGATGTCGTGTTTCCTTCTCTGCTGCCGTAAAGTGTCCTACTGTGCGTGAGGCAGACATGAAGACCGCCGATACTCACGCATGTCGCCAGCACCTATGGGAAACCATAGACAAGGTAAAGCCCAAACTGGTTTTCGCTTGTGGCAATCTTGCATTCAAGATGGTCACTAAGAAGTCGGGAATCACTACGAAGAGAGGTAACGCTTTCGATATAGACACGGGCAACCACCAGTTCGTATGCGTACCCATCTTCCACCCATACGCTGTACAAACAGAACCTAAGAACAGGTTTATCTTCGAGCAAGACATTAAGAATGCTCTTGCCAAGGTCATCACTGGGCTCAAGGCAGAGACGATTCCCGTCGAACTGATTATGTGCGAGGATGATTTCGATCACCTTGAGTGGCTGGTCTACACTGACGAGGACATCGCAGTCGATACTGAAACCACAGGGCTGAACTTCCTACAAGATAAGCTCAACACGATTGCGTTCTCTGTACGGGACAAGAACTATGCTGTTCCTCTGTTCCACAAGGACGCACCTTGGGATGATTCTGATCAAGTATTGAAGCTTGTCAAGTCCATCTTAGAGAACCCTAAGAATCGCAAGGTGTTTCACAACGCCAAGTTCGATCTGAAATTCCTACACAATGTTGGAATCTACCCAACGAATGTCTATGATACTAAGCTGATGGCTCACCTGTGGAACGAGGATGTTCCCAAGAGCTTGAAGGAACTCGTTAAGCTATTCTTCCCAGAGGGCATTGATCAACTCTAATGTTAACAGTAAATGATAAGAACTTTGATTGGGCTAATATTCCGTTGGGTGATTGTCTCCATGGTAACGCTATGGATACTCACTTTACTCTTCGACTCTTCCACGCTCTCGAAGATAAACTAAAAGAGGAAGGTTGCTGGCATGTGATGGAGAAGCTACTGTCCCCTGTGCTACCAGTATTCTCTGAGATGGAATACGAAGGACTGCATGTAGCACCAGAGGAACTAGGTTCTGTAGGTAAGAGCTTGGACAAACAATCTATGTCCAAGGAGGATGATCTATTGATGGCACCACAAGCAAAGCGTGGAGCTAACCTAGCATCGACTGTGGATCTACGAGAGATTCTTTATACTGACGAGAAGGGGTTTCTACTATACCCACCGAAGCGTACAGGCAAGGGAGAACCTTCGACAGACAAGGCAACCCTTGACGAACTACTGGACTTTATTACTGATGAGTTGAACGACCGTGCGAAGAAGCAGAGAAGATCAAGAAAAGCTGACCGCTCGTAGTGTTCTACAAGAGCGTTCAAC